TGTTTTCACCATGCGGTGAGCAACATAAGGTGATGAATTTAAGTCTCTTGCGTTTCTTGAAATAAGTATTTCTTCTGGTGGTACTGCTTCTATAACCACTTGGTCTTTTGGTTTGATGCGTCTGATTGTTACATCATAACTTGCTGGTGTTTCTTGTGTAGTCTCTTCATTAGTTACTGGATCTAAAAGTGTCATACTTTCCATTTCAACTGATTCTTCAACCAGTTCTATATTTGGATCTAGCATCAGAGCTTGATATGCCTCTGGCGGTATGTTGGTGTATGAGTGGGTGGATGCAGTAATACTGTCATCCCAGTAGGCTTTTACATAACCAGTCTTTCTAATAAGTGCATCTTTAAACGCATCGTAGAAAACTTTAAAGCCTGGATTTTTTTGTTGTATGACATAATTGATGTAATCAGTTTGTTGTTCTGCAAGCGGGATATCTTCTGGGCCTTTAGGAATAAACTCAACTATTTTGCTAGTACCAAAAAAAGTTCGCATGATGGAAGGTAACATAAATAATACGCTATCTCTTACATCGGTTGAGACAAATTCTGACTGCATAGAGTTATTACTTTCAGGAGAAGAACCAAGATAATACTCGGTAGCATCAGCTCTATCTTCACCAATTTGGTCTATAAAGTCTCTAGCGTCATCCATTTCGGATTTTAATACGCCTTGTAGCTCCTCTTCGTTATAAGATTCTTGTTGTTCTTCTAATTCTTCAATTATTTCGTCTTTTTCATATTCCATAAGTTTAGCCCACTCTGATTATTCTTGATGTCAAGGGTTTCTTGAAATTATACCCTAAATAACTCTCGCCACCACTAAAACTTGCAGCACTACTTGCCATGGTTAATGCAAGTGCATCTGCTTTATCTGGCGATTTTACTCCTCTTTTTTTCATTTCTTCCTTAGACTCTATTTTTATTTTTCCTGTTGATGTATATTTGTAACTAGGCGCAGCTAATTCCGATACAAGCTCATCATCACTAGGAATGCGGCAATTACGCTGCGCTAGCCAATCCTTTATTGAGAACCAAAGTTCTGCTCTTAAGTTTAAATAGTTCTTCTTTGTCGCTGGTGCTTCAGCTACATTAACTCCTCTTACTGGTAGGTTTTGTTCTGCTAGTCTATCTACTACACCAGCACCTAAACCAATTACGTCTATAAGTATTTCTTGGGGTTTTTCTGTTACTGTGCAATCATCGTATAAATTTTTAACTGCACCGCATAATTGCATTAAATCCATCGATTTAAAAGTCTTAATTTCAAATACTGTATTGCCTTGTCTTATACATAGTGCAGAATTATCACCACCAAAACGCGCAACATCTAATCCCCATACGATAGATGCTTTAGATGTAAGTGCTACATCTCTATCTATAGCGTTTCTAGCTAGTTCTATTGGTATGACACTATCATCATCTGCGTTTGGAAATTCACCTAAGACTTCTACACGCGCTACTGTTGAATCTTCACCATATTGCTCTAGCATGGATTGGAAAAGGTTTTGGTCAGTTCCCTCTACTGTGCGTGAGTCTATTTGTTCTAAGTTCCAGAACTTACGTTTAGAGGTAAAACTCTCGTAGAAAGGCCCATTGTTTCTTCTAGGGTTAGAGAAAGTGAACCAAAATCTGTTTTCAGTTGGTTCGGAGAAGAAACCTTCCGATACGCTGTAGATGGGAGCGGGAATACCTGACGCTTCATCCATTATTAGGCATACGCCATAACTTGAGTGGATGCCTGCAAACGCGTCTGGGTTTTCCTCGCTCCAAAGTTGTGCTTGGGCGTAGTAATAACCTGTATCTATTTTTAAGTCTCTTTTAAGTGCTTCTTCAAACCAGCCTTCTGGTTTTATGGTGGTAGCTGTTTTAGTAAACCAATGGTTGTTAATTGATAGGGTTAGCCACTTTCCTAATTCAGCCCAAGTTCTTGAGCGAAGCTGTTGTTCGGTGTTAGCAGTTACGATAATGGTTGAACCTAGTCTGGTTGATAACATCCATAGAATAAGCCAGGCAACTAAAGCAGACTTGCCAATACCACGACCAGATGCAACAGCGAGTCTAAACATCTCTGGTGTAGGTTTGCCGTTGTTACGTTGTATGTGAACTGAGATATCTCTTAAAATTTTTTCTTGCCACTTACGAGGGCCAGTAAATTCTTCGAGGGGGGTGTCTTTTTCTCCCCAGGGGAAGATAAACTTAACAAAGTTGTATGGATCATCTTTTATATTCATTGACCAGATTTCGGTCATTAGTTGTTTTTCTGCTTCTGCTCCGTATTTCATACTTCGTTACCCCAACTATCCCAGCCTTCTGCTGTTTGTCTTGCAAATAATTCTATGCGTGGCAAATCACCTACGAGCTCTAATATCAAATCTCTAAATTCATCGGGTTTTTTACTATGTCTTTCTATAGGAAACACTTGTAGTTGCCTTACAGCATTAGACTTTCTACTAATATTACCCTTTGTAGCCAAAACACAAATTTCTGGATTAGCTCTTGTCCACCTACCTAAACCCATAAAAAAACTATCAGCTTTTTTATTTTTTTTAGCCCAAACAAATGCAGTTGTTTTATATTCAAAACCCCAACCGTTAATAACTTTCATAAATTCATTTAATTTTGGAAGTGTAACCCACATAAATAAAACGCAATTATCATTTGCTAAATCTTGTACTGGCATATTAGCAATATCATCTATGCTCATAACTGGATAATGGTCTGTTACTGAGCTATTCATCATTTTACCCTTATAACTCCAAGCTGGATCAGCATAAATGATATTGTACTTTTTATCAGGAAATTGAATGTCTATGTTACTACCCTCTCTTTTTATAAATTTACCAAAATAATGAATAGTAGAAAATTACCAAGTACGGCTATGGTGGTTATTTCTACTATTTCTCTTATTGCCTCTTTCATATTGTATCAAAAAAAATTAAAAAAAATTAGCGCAACAAGTACATATACAATACCCCACGCCACAAATGTAAGGGGGGGTAATAATTTCTCTTGTATCGGAGCTGATACTTTAAATTATCGGGCAACCCTTACCGATAGCATTAAATATTAGAGGTTATAGCTATCCGCCCTTATTTTTTAAATCGTTCTGGTTTACTACCAGTCTTTCGTCCGCTTCAGTTGTTGTTTTAACAGCGTTTATGACTTTAGGCTGCTCAATAGTCGCATATTTGTCGACATTGAGCCTTTGCTTTGCACCAGATAAAACGTCATTTAAGTTTACAGTTGCATGAACATTCTCAACGCGATCCTTCCAAATTTTTGGATCTTGATTCTTTAAATAGAATATCTGGGCCACGACTGAGTTTTTTTCTGTCGCAGATTCAAACAGGGCGTTGGTCACTTGTGCCAGACCTTTTGCTTTCCCTCTTTTTAAAGCGTCCTCAAAATCCGCAGAGCGTTTTCTATTTCTATCTATAGTATCCCATGAAACGCCCATAGCCCTAGCAATCTGAGAAGTACCAAGACCGCGAGAAGCTAAATTTTCCACTTGTTCCAAGTCTAAATTAATACGCTTTCTACCTACCTTTTTAGGCAGCTTTTGTTCTGTTTTAACTGTTTTTTGCTCCATATTTGATATTTTTTTATGCTCCGTAAACCCTTATATTACAGCATTCTACATAAAAACCCTAAGTTTTTTTAGATAACTACTTGATATATAAGAACATTTAGGTATCATAGAGTAATTAAACAAATACTTTAGGGAGTAAATATGAAACCAGTATTAATAACAATATTAGAAGAAGCTAAAAGAAAAAAAGTAATGTTCAGATATTCTGCTTTAAGTCGCTACAGCGTTGGAGATCATGAAGATATAGATGACTGGGGTTATGACATAAAGAGAGTCATAGAAATGTTAGATGGCTTTGCTGGTGGGCATGTTGAATTTCTACAAGCTAAACATGTAAACAAAGATAATAAAAAGATTGTAAACATAAAAAGACTAAAATCAGACTTACAAGACTCTTACTGGCAGGAGCTAGAAAAAAATCCTTCAATAAGTTATAGCTGTGATCCTGAATTTGAACAATATGGAATCACAATAGGTGAGGGTGATTTAGAAAACATAACATCTATTGACGAAGAAGAAGCTGTTGAATATTTATTTGAATGTGATGGCTATTTTGAATATGAGTTTCAAAATATAACTGGACACATACAAGACTCACCCATTACACACGAATATCAAAGTGAAGAGCTTAAAAAAGTCTTTGACATTCATGCAATTAATAACCAATGGCTTGGTGATTTGGAAGACCTTGTTTATCAAACTATAAGTTAGTTATTGCAAAGATATGAACCCACAACTAATACCAATGATCCTATTCATGCTTTTAATGTCTTATGGCGTGTTTCTGTTAATCCTGGACAGTGAAAGGAAGAACAAGACCAAACCCAAGGCGTGGCATGGATCATATTATATTAACTGTTTTAAAAAGAGGTAAACAAATGAGTATAAGCAAACAAGAACAAAACCGACAAATTAAAGCTAAGATATTAAAGCGTAACGGCATACCACAGAAAAGTAATATCAGCTTAAAGAAGATTGAGCTATCTATGTCGCCTGACGACTGGAAACAGTTTTATCAAGCCTTTAAATACCCTAACGGGAAACCAGGAGAGGAATAACAAATGGAGAGTAAAAAAGACTGGTTTATCCATGTAAACAATTTTGCGGGATATACCACAATAAAAAGGGATGGAGTTGTTAAGACTACCTACAAAGACAAAAGAAAAAAGACCACTAAAGAGGTGACTAATGAGTGATGAAATAATAAAACCTGAAAAGGAAGTAGAAGAAACTATTGTAATAGTTCAAATGCAACCAATAGAATTTAACGTATTTGTGGGACATAAACCACCTTCAAGAGAAGAAGTTGCAAGAGCCTACATCCAGCTATTTGAGGATAATAATTTCTGGTATCACGAAATCATTAAACACACTAACGAGGGCAGCACCAATGATTAAGGTTCAAATACACGGCACGACCAAGTTTGGATATGTACCAGTAAAGTATAAAGATTTTAAAATAGACAAGGTGCCATTCTTAGACGAGGAAACTGGTAAATCAAGAATAGTTAGAAAAAAACAAATTAGAGAAGTATATTACCAAAAATAACCAATCACGGAAGTTGAGGCGGGTTACCTCTATAATCCCCTAAAGTGAAAT